GATAGAATTGACAGGTGGTTTTTGCACATTCAATCAAGCTAGAAAGATGGGAGCAAAAGTTATTAAGGGATCAAAAGCAGTAGCAAGATTAACTAGATTAGTTCAAGATTCTGGCAAAGATTCAGAATTTAGAAGCTATCCAGTTTTTCATCAATCACAAATCCAACTTAAATCGGAGGAAGAATGAAAAAAGTAACGACTACATTTTATCTAAATGGCAGAATCAAAATATTTAATGGAGATTCTGAATCAGATAATCTTTCACAATTTTTAGATGAATATTCTGAAGCTACTCCAGAATTATATCAATCAGATCAAAATAAAATTGTAACTGCAATACAAAGAGATGGAAATACTACATTGAATTTCATTTATAGACAAAATTATGAAATTACAGATTTCCTAAATTGCAATTTTAAATCTAAGGAGTTGATATGATTTATTTAGATGAAGCAGAAATAGTTTCAGTAAATAAACCTTATGAAGATGGAAAAAAAAGCAAAAAGCTAATGGTTGAACATCATCTTAATTGTAAAGGGATTACTTTAAAAAAATTAATACCTTTATTAGAAACTTATAGTGAATCAATCGAACATTTCGATCATAAGGTAAAATTAACAGTTGAGTTTATTGAGCAAGACAGATGAAACTCTTTCCTATAATAAAAAAATATATAGCTCTAGCATTCGTGCTAGGGCTATCAATCGGAATAATAATCGGAGTAATGATATGAAAGTAATAAATAAAAAACATACAAAAATGAGTAACGAAGATGTTATAATTTATAAAGTAATCTATGGTGATGAAACATTTGAAATTACAGATCATCTTAAAGAAAGAAATATAAAACCTTATAATCCTAAAACACATAAACAAGTAGTATTATCAAGGAGAGATAAAGCTTTTAAATCTAATTTTATATTTTCAGATTCTTATTGGCAAATAGCTTCTTTTGATACTGTAAGAGAAGCGAAAAAATACATAAAGGATAGAAAATGGCTATAGATTGGAAAGATAAAAGAATCGAAGCGATCAATAAAATTGTAGAAAGAAAAAATTTAACTTGTTCGCCAGATAGTCCTTATTTTGATGAAGTAATAGATATTTATAATTCTGATGCTAAATCATTAAAGGATTTTAAACTAGAGAGGAAAAAGAAACATGAAGCTGATAAAAATATTTTTGATGCTATTCTTAGCAAGTTGCACTTATAAGCCTGTTATTGATACATCAGGAAGAAGCGGAACATTTGATTATTCTAAATCAGATGAAATAACAAACGATCTACAACACTGTGAATATTTAGCTAAAGATAATACGAATAATATTCTTGAAGGCAGTAAATATGTATGGAATTATTATTTAAGAGCTGGCACATTTTGGTTGAGTCCAAAGGCAGAATATGATTATCCTAAGCTTTACAGAAATTGTATGAAAAACAGAGGACACTCTGTACTTAACTAGGAGGAAATATGTACACTTATCATAAATTATACAATGATAAAATAACAATTAAGTTTGATGAAGAAGCTCATAAATATTATGTTAATGGTAATGAGTATTTTTCGGCTACAACTTTAATTGGTCAAGGTTGCGTAAAACCTGGTCTTGAAAGGTGGAAAAGAATAACACCAATGATAGAATATAAAAAAAAACTTAATAAAGTTTTAGATGATAATGAACAACTTGATAGAGTCAAATTAGAAAGACTTTATAAAGAATCTATGGAACATACAGATAATGTTTCAGATGATGCATCTTTAGTAGGATCAGTAGTTCATGGACTCGTTGAAGATTTTATTAAAGGTAAAGAAATTCCTAATCAATCTGATCCAGCAGTTGTTAATTGTTGGAATTTATTTTTGGGTTGGTGGAATCAACAAAACTATAAAGTTGTTGATATAGAAAAAAAACTATTTAGCAAAAAATATGGTTATGTTGGAACTCTTGATCTCGTTGTAAAAAACGATAAGGGAGAGTTTGTACTAATAGATTTGAAAACATCTAATCAAATTGTTTTCGGATATGTTTTACAAGCAAATGCTTATAAACAAGCATATGAAGAGGAAACAGGAAAAAAAATTTCATCTTGTTTTTGCTTAAGAGTAGGCAAAAAAGATACAAAAGTTGAGATTGCTCCTATTCCTTTAAATAAAAAACTATTTAATACTTTTCTTGGAGTAAAAATGATTGTCGAGCAAAGAGAAAGTAGTAAATATAAATAAACAACAAAAAGGAGAATCTGATGCAATATAATAAAGCACAGTACAATAACAACTATCAAAAAAAATCAAATGATAGTAATGGAGGATCTGCTAAATTAACAGCCACTAAAAAAGATGGTTGTATTTTAGTAGTGACCTTGAATAATCAAAACCTTGTCTTAAAAGGTTATTATCAAGGTAAAACTAATGAATGGAAATTATTTCCTTATTACGATAAGCGAAAACAAAATCCATCATTCAATCAACCTAAACAATCGTATCAACAAAATAATGATATGGACGATCAGTTGCCACAATCCGAACAAGAATGGAGTCAAGGATCAGCTACTGAATTTAATCCAGAAGAATACGAACATCAATTAGGCGATTAATGAGTGATAAAGATTCATTAGATAAATACATTGAACATAGACCTAAAGTATTTAATTCTGAAATAATTCTAGTCTATCTTAACGCTTTAGATAAAAATAAACTAAAGGCAGAAGAAGAGTACGAAGAATGTAAGGATCAAGTACAAGAACAATTAGATTTTATAATTAGTGAAAAGGTTGAAAATACTAAATGCTCAATGGCACAAGCAAAAGTATTAGCTACAAATGATGAAAGATATAAAAACATCAAAGCTGAATACAGAAAAAGAAAAGCTTATTATCTTCTTAAAAAAGTAGAAGCTAATAATGGTCATTCTTATTGCGAGAATCTAAAGCAAGAATCTATCAATCAATTAGCAGTAGATAAATTGACTAGAAATTAATCTTATTGAGGGCGAGAAATCGCCCTTAATGTCTTGTTACTTCAAAATATGATATGTCAGTATTTTCATCAATAATTTTTGTACTATAATTATAATCTATAAGATTCACATCTGCTCTTTTTTGAACTTGTTCAAGCATATCTTTAACTCTTGGAAAAGTCGGAGTTATATCTATAAATGTAAAAGCAACAAAGTGTCCATAACTAGAATGTGGAGTTTCTAGTTGCATTTCTAAATCTGTAATTACTGCATCAACCATAATGCAATATAGCTTATTTAGAATCTATTTAGTATTATTTTTTTTTTATGATGTCAGCACCTTTAAGACCGTAAATAGCACTCACTACACCTATAAACAGAGCTTGATACCAAAATGGCATATTATTAAATTGATCGAAAAACTTATCGACCTTTTCCATAATTTCTGGATCATCACTAAAGATACTCCAAATCAATAACATCACAGGCGCCGAAACTAAAATTAATACGAACTCGTCTTTCCACCCTTGCTGATTATTTTGCATCACAGCTTTTTGATATTCTACTTCTCCATTTGCCATTTTTTCTGCATGACGCATTTCTGCAACAGATTCAAATTCTTTTGCTCTTCTTCTATTAGATGCAATAGACATTCCTGTTTTAATAATGCCTGGTACTAATTTAGATGCAATATTTAACCACATTTTATTTTTCCTTAATCATTTCAATAAGCATATCTATAACATGCTTTGCTTTTTCTAAATCTTTTATCTGATCTTTCTTATCTTTCCACTTTAAATTGTATCTAGTAATATATTTTAAAGCATGAGTTTGACAGGCATTAAAATCATTAGCCATAGAAAAGTCTAAAGGTTGAATTTTAAGCTTTTTATAGTGATCGCCAGCAACTTGTTCAGAAAATGCAGAATCGCTGTTTAAAGTGGCTCTATGGCTGTTTAAAAGGGTGTTTTTAAGCTTATTAGACTTACTCATACAATCTTTTTAATCCAATCGCCTTTATTATTTAAAACCATAGGTAAAAGTCTTGGTATCCCATCTATTATAATTCCGCAACCTAAAATAAAGCGAGTTTTAAAATTCTTGGCATAGTTGAACGCCATAGACTTTTGATTTATCATGCACCCTACATTCATTGCAAAAAATAAATTATCTGGATTTGCCCAATAGCTAATTAAAAATTTTGTGTGATAATGACCTTGCACAGCAGAAAGCCCCATAGTTTGAGACACCTTGAGGACGTCGGCAGATCTTCCATGTGTAAAAAAACATCTTTGTCCATTTGACATTGTAAGAGTTAAATCATCAACCCATTTCCATTTTTTTGTTCCTAAAAAATCTCCATAGTCTTTTAAAAATTCTTTGCTCATTCCAAACTTTAATGCTCTTCTATAAACTAAACTAGAATGATTTGATTCTACTTCTGTAACTTTTGGAAATATTGATTCTAATTCTTTAACATATTTTTTACTTTGTCTTAATTCGTGGCCTGCGCTAAATAAATCTGGATCGTGTGTATGCATGCTAATTGCATGGAAGTCTAGTAAGTCACCAATGTTTACAACGAAGTCGGGTTTAAATTCTTTTTTTATTTCTCTTAAAAAAGCAAAGCTATCCTTGTGATGATAAGGAATATGCATATCTGATATTACAAGTATTCGTTTGAAACCCATAATTGAATTAATACAACTATTTAGTGATAATGTAAAGAAGCTGACCTATTACTAATAATCCGATTGCACCTAAACTATATAAGATACGATCTATATCTTTCTTCATATGTGCAAGATGGTTTTTAATTATTAAATCTATTTTTTGATTTACTAATTTTATTCTGCCATCTAATTCTACAAATTTTTCTTTATTAGTTTTCATCGTTTCCTTTTTCTTCGAAGATCAGTATCATGCTTTCTACTTCCTCGCAAGAAACTGTTTACTCTTGCCATTGACCAAGCGGCCATAGGAATACGAGGACGAGATCCTCCAGATAACCATGCACCTTGTCCACGTCTATAAACTTTTACTAATTGTCCATATGTAATATTTTTTCTAGTCTTTGCTTTTGCTCTTAATGTAGCTTGTGTTCTAGCTGATAGTGGTCTTCTAAATCTTGATGCCATTATATTTTTACTCTCATTTTAAATGCAGATGGAGATATAAATCCTCCAGATCTATAAGCAGCACTCATAGATTTAATTAATTTTGCTCTTCTTGATCTCTTAGCACCTTTAAGGCCTGACAAGTATTTCTTTGGGATTCCTGTCTTCTTATCTTTTGGTACGAGTCTTCTTTTTCTTTTTCTTGACATTTTTTTTCCTTTTCCGCATTGGAAACTTATTTATCATTTCTTTTAATGTAATTGAAGTAGTAAATCCAGCCATTATGCTCTTCCTCCATATTTTTTAGATTTAACTTTTTTACCTTTAAACTTTCCAGATTTTCTAGGTAATAATCCTCTAGCTATCGCTGATGCTCTTTCTGTGAAACCTAATTTTTTTTTCTTTTTGATTTTATTTTTTAGTGTAGATAATTTTACCATTAATTACCTACTACACGCATAGCAGATCTATGTGCCTGTGCAAATGTTCTGCCTTTCTTCATCGCTCTAGCCATAGATCGCATATGCTTTAAACTATGATGTCTTGCATGACGATTCATTGTTTTTTTTTGTCTAGGGTTTAAGTCTTTTATTATACCTTTAATAGAAGCTACCTTGACCATTATTTTCTTTTTCGTTTGCCCATTTTATTTTTTTTTT